CATCGTCTTGCACTTCCCCATTGTAACCGGATACCACACGACCATCCTCAGGCCACACCCACCCCCATGAGTCCAACAACAGACCATCTGAGCGTCAGAGGACTCTGCCCCGAGATAGAGGTCCTTGTTCTTGCAACACGGACACGGCTTGACCACTGGCTTCTTACCGCTCATGGATGACCTCCCGCTTCACGACGAACCGAACCGCAAAATCGGACATCTGCTTCAGTGCAGATTTCCTCATCGAACTCGGAGCGGCCGCATAGGCATGAGCCAATGTGGCAAATTCGACCGACTGACTGAGAGCAGCCCGAGCATCCTCAATGAAGTCCGACCGGCTCCGAACTTCATCAATCCACTGTTTCATCTCTCGATCTTTCACTTCTTACTCTCCACTGCCAGCATATGAGCCTTCGCCTCGATAGCCCTTTCAGTCCATTCCGACGACAAGAGTCTCAGGGTGAAACAGTCCCGCAAGACCCCAAACTTATCGAAGACCTTGATGATGTTCTCATCTTCCGTCACGTACCCGAGATATTCCACTCCCGCATCGAAGAGATCCTCAAGCCCAACCACATCCTTGAAGATGACATACCGCTCGACCTGTGCATTCCGAAGCACCATCACCAACTCTTCTGGTGTAACCTGCATCTCCGTAGGGACTTCCAGATACTTGACAACTGACACCGGCAACCTTTCAAGATTGACTCTGATCCATCCCCGACGCTTGATCTTGATCTTGATCTGATCCCTGATCTTGCGTTCCGCCAGACCCTTTAGAGGGAAATACGATGGTTGTCCAAGAGCAATCAGCCTCCCATCTGACCTTATCCGCTTCCCAATGGCAATATAGCCGTCTGCATTCGATGCCACCTTGAGAGAGGCGATGTAGTACTCGTCTCCCTTTACGTTATGGAGTGCGATGTTCACAGACTAACATTACCGAAACAGAACACGGATACGGACATCAATCTGTCACCCTGACGCCCGTTCCGAGATTCGCTGGCGCACCCTTCGGATACTGTGCCGCCGACCAGCGTTCAACCGACATCTTCTCCTCGACAACACGATAGGTCTCTGCCATCCCCAGATCGGCCGCCTTCGCCACATACTTCTTCGCTGCCTTGTCCCACACCGTGTCGAACATGATCCCCACACAGGGCCACGATGCCTCCAGCACGGTGACATGCCCCTTCTTGTCAATCTGGATCGTGCGGCTGAACCCGTTGTCGTAACTGACCTTCCACTTGCCCACAACGTCGGCAAACGAACCACTGGCTGACAGCGGAGTCACGCCTGCCGGTGGTGGCGCTTTGGAGGAACTCGACTCCGTGGCCCGCCGATAAGTATACCCATCCGTCCATGTGATCGTGTCCGTCACCTTATCGTAGGTTCCTATCCTCGTTTGACCGTTCTTGCACGTTCTCCTGATCTTCGTCCTCTCCATATCTGTAAAGCTGTAAAAACCGCTCCAATCGTCCAATCCCACCACCACAAACCGGCCGTCTCTGTAAACCTCCGCATCAGTTCCTACCCCAACATCTGGAGTTCCATCGGGCCTGTAAAGATGCCACTTCCCGACAACCGACTTCACTTCATCTGGCTTCACGGGATCGACAACCCTCACTTCGAGATTAGCCTTCACTTCCGGCAACCCAGTCTCCAATTCGGCCAGAATGAACTCCGTTGCCTTCTTCTCGTCTCCGACAGCCTTTGCCTCGGCCATCTTGTCCCTCGCCATCAGGTCCTTCACCAGGTTGCCGAGAGCAGCGACATACCGCTTCAAGAGATCAGCATTCCGTCGTGCTGCCTCCGTCTCAACCGCTGCCACCTGCTTCTGATACGCATCGACGGCATCGGAAATGAGTATGCCGGGGTTGTTGGTCAACACAGTCTTGTCAGTCTGGAACCGCTTCAACTCGTGGTCGACGACCGTGTAGCCGTCGATGTCGCCCTTCTGCTTGTGCGCCGCCTGAACGGCTATGAGATTCTTGGCGTACTGAATTTGTGCGTCGTCCCTCTGCCTGCGGGTGTCAGCGGCGATCTTGGCTACGGCATTGCTGTATGCGGTCTTCAGGGATTCCAGGGGAGCGACTGGTGTGGTCTGCCCAATCGCCATCGAGGCGAGGGCAAGGCAGGCAATGATGGTCAGCACGGTGGTTCTTGACGTTGAGATCGGATTCACTGCTATGCCCCCACGGTGGTTAACGTCGTCTTGAGAATGGCGGCACACCTCGTTGCCCCAGACAGTCCCGCCTTCACCCGCTTGCGAAGAACAATGTAGCCGTCCGCATTCGCCGCCATCTTGAGCGAAGCGATGTAGCACTCATCTCCCTTGACGTTGTGTAATGCGATGTTCACCGGTTTGCCTCACGGAACAACAACCCGCTCCCCATCCATGAATGACTTCTTGAGACGCTTCAGAAGGCCGGCCCCCACGGTGTATTCTATCGTGAGCGTCTTGCGCTGATTCGGCACCGGGTCATATCCCAAGACCACATTATCGTCCGGAAGGTCCAACGTGTCCGGTCCAGCCAGTTCCTTGACCCGATCCGTCACATCACGCATCTTCCCCGGTACACCAAAGGTCGCCTTGACAATCGTGAGTGTGCCTTTCTGATGTCCCTTGGGGTTCGCCTGCGTGTCCGACCCATTCATTGCCCCCGTAATCTCGACAACAACAGGCTCTTTCTCCGAACCTTCCTTGTGAACGATATTTGTGCTGATGCCATCCGTGTAATCCATCTTGAACACCTTTGCCTTGTACGGAGCCACATCGCCAAAGATTTTGTTGAGACTCGCTGGTATCTCCAATCGGTTGTTGCGGACCATCAGCCTCACTTTTTCCGTGAAGTCCAGACCATTCTCAGGCGTCCCAAAGGTCGCCTTGACAATCGTCAGCCTGGGGAGTGCTGCCTGTTTCACTTCCGCTTTCGGCAATCCCGTCTCAATCTCCGCCAACAGGAACTCAGCAGCCTTCCTCTCGTTTCCAGCCGCCTTGGCGTCAGCGGTTCGATCTTGTGCCATCAGACTCTTCACCAATCCGTCCAGCGCCTGAACGTACCGCTTCAGCAGATCAACCGTTCGACGGGACGAGTCGGATTCGACGGCGGCCATCTGCTTCTGGTACGCAGAGACAACATTGGCAATCACTGACACGAAAGTGTTTGTCAGAGCCTCCTTCTCCGCCTGGAATCGCTTCAACTCCTGGTCGACGACCGTGTAGCCGTCGATATCGCCCTTCTGCTTGAGCGACGCCAGGACGATCCCGAGATTCTTGCCATACTGTGTCAAGGCGTCGTCCTTAATCTTCTGGTTGTCGGCAGAGATCTTGGCAACAGCATTGCTGTATGCGGTCTTCAGTTCTCCGAGAGATGCCGCCCCTACGACCTGCGTCACCATCACCATCAACCCGATCATCCACCTCATCGCCTTCATTTTACCACCTCCTTGATCGTCACGATCTGTAGCCGAGACACGCCTATACCCCCTCTGCCTCCAAAAAGATACATCTTGGCATCAGCGACAGTCGGTTTATACCCGCTCCTGGCGATCCAAACCCCCTCTTTCAGCAGGATCGTACTGCGCTCGTGTTCCGAGCCAAACAACTTCCTGGCCTCTACCTCATTTCGGCCAAACTGATCGCTACGATTCGTCTTCATACCCATACATTACCGAAAAGTCGTACGGATACGGAGCAATCAGCCCGGTTCCTCGACAGAAACCGTCTCCTGAACCCCTGGCATCTTCGAGACGAGTTCCAGAGCGTGATCCGGCCCGTTCGCCCAGACCTCCTTGATCTTCCGGCTCCCGTCCGAGTCCAGATAGACCACCTGTTCCAGGCCCCAAGGACGCCCCTTGATCCACGCCATCACCGACCCCGGAACAGCCTCGGGATTCGGCAGTTCGTCCAAATTCGGATGAAACAGCATCACGTAGGACCAAACCAACATAAGAGCGTGTGCCTGCGGCTCAGGAAAGAGTGCTGGTTGCCCGCAATGTGGCCATCCATTGTTGGTCCCTACCCACCCATTGTCGTCCATGTACAGCAAGGCGTACCCCTCTGGAACCTTGGGATCTTGCTCGTGCGTGACCAAATGCATGTGTTTGCCACTCATCGCCGTCTCCAGAAAAGGCTACCCCGGCAGGGCACTGATTCAAAATGTCCTCTGCCGGGGGTCATAGCCCGAAGTCATTTTCGGTCGTACAGATCGACGACCCGCTGTAATGCCTCACGCCTTGCACGAGATGTCATGTAGGCGTTGAAATCCTTGGCTTTCTCCGTCGTGCTCATTTCGATCTCCAAGTCATCGATCTCACACTTGGCAAACCTCAGCAACGCCTTCTGTGTGTTGTTCAAGTTCATCGAATCCCCCCGCTGACCTTCCGCTCAGCCTTCACTCCCTCGTAGAAAGCCGCCGACGCCTCGTCTCTCTGCTCAGAAGTCATGTCCGTCCACTTTGGCTCATCGCCGACCTTGATGTAGTACCAAGCGATGCTGGACCGATCCTCGCCATTCATCACGCTACGACCGTTGGCGAACGCCTCGGCTCCGAACTGCCGTGCCGCCATCTTCCCAGGTGCCTTCCGTGAGTCTTCCATGATGCCCATTGCCATTCTCCTCTTACACCCATACATTACCAATCCGGCCACCAAATACGGACAAAAAGTTGAGGCCGGCCCCTCCCAGGACCGGCCCCGATATCTTCATTGTCGCCCTTGACACGAAACAGCGTCTTCTTCGAGCAGACCCTCTTGAGCCGCTTGATGGTCTCGAAATCATCCACCAGACCCGCCACGAACAGCCCGAGCGTCAGTTCCGACTCCCCCAGTTTGCCGCCCAGATCGATCTTCTTTCCTTCGAGGAACTCCATCAGTTTCGCTTCCTCGGGCGTGCAACGCATGGTCATGGGCTTGCCGTTGTGGTCGGTCGTCTGAACCTCAACCCGAGGAGCGTTACGATCCACCCACTCGACCAATTCCTCGCCGCCGCTACCCTCGTTGATGACCAGGGCGACCTTCACCCCATCCCGATACAACGTCGCATTGTAGCCCGGACAGTCACTTCCCATGAATCCCTTCACCGCTTTTACTTCGTACTTCATGATGATCTCCTTACACCATGACATTACCGAAAAACGGTCAAGATACGGAGCCTTTGTAGAGATTCGGACTGGCCCCCTCATTCGCCACCGGAGCCTCCCCAGATCGCCTCCAAATCAGCCTCTTGCCCTGAGACGTGAGCACCCAACCCTCCAGAATGACATTCCCGGCGTGAATGTCATCATGACAGGAAGCGCAGATATAGCACCGATTCCACTTCCGGTTCTTGTCTGGATGATTCCGGCCGTGAATATGATGCTCAACCAGCAACCGCCTCTTCTCGCAAACCGGGCAGATCAGAGACCCCAGACCTTGCCGCCTCTCGTTGTGTTTTGAGACTCACGACTTTGGCTCATAGATGATCGTGCAATGCGATTCCACAGGCGGATTTGGCACCTGCAACAGCCGGAAGAATGACGGACTTGCCCCTGGCTTCCACAAGTAGTCCTCCACGCCTAGTTCCACCAACCGACGATGAATGTTCTCATCCTGGATCATAGACACATACCGTACCAACCTCTGAATCTCCCGATTCCGAGCCTGATGCGTGTTCCCCGTTCCGTCCATATTTCGATACTGGACATAGCCCATCCTGGGAACCAAAACCATGCGAGTCGACAGAAATGTCCGAACAACCAATTCATAATCATCCACCACATGCATCAGATCCCGATGTCCGCCGATCTCATCGTAGACTGACTTCCTCCAGGCCCGAATGTGATTGGGTGACGCCACAATGTGTCGGATGGTCTTGGGATTGATCCTGGGAGAGTTGACCACCATGTACTTGACGCCGCCATGAGTCTCTTCCCGATAGGACCCATATCCCATTCCCCAACCCGGCTGATAAATCCAGGGAGAACCATCCTCAAAGCACTCTGCGAAGTCCGTATAGACGAATCCTGCTTCCGGATGAGCCTGGAAAGCCTCTACGACCCACTGTAGCGCCTTGGGAGTCAACTCGTCATCGTGATCCAACTCCACCAGGAAACGCCCTCTGGCGACCCCACAGGCCGTCCTCTTGACCGTCCCAATGCGACCTGATGGCCGACTCTCCTTGTAGACTCTGATTCGATAGTCCTGTTCCGCTATTGCCGAGAGTCTCTTGAAGGTCTCGCCGTCGTCATCCGAGTCATCCACAATGACCCATTCCCAATCTGCATAGGTCTGAGATAACAGGGATCGCAGAGGCTTCTCGATCTTGTCTCCCGAACGAAATGCCGGGGTGAACACGGAAACCAGGGGACGATCACACGTCTGAAAGACAGCGTTATGAAAGAAGCAGTTGAAGACCAGACTTCCCTTTTCTTCCAGATCCCGAGGATTGTCGAAATGAATCCACATGCGGCGAATGAACTCTGGAGCACGATTCAGATTCTGGAACTTGGACATCTCTCCAAATGAGACGACAGCAGAAGGTCGATCCTTGGCCAGTACCGTACCCAGATTACTGTCATCCGCATAGCAACGAACATCCATATCCCTTGTTTCAAAATCCGGACAAAGAGATGAAACAAGTTTTACGCCTTGAGCGCCAAACACACAAATCACCGGAAGACTTGCCATACCTACCACCTTCTCAATCCCATCCTCATCCGATCACCGAAGGATTGCATCCCTGCCCACTTGTCATCCTCATGATACTCCTCCCCCATCAAATACTTCCGGATCACCCCCTGATTCAAACGAATGTGTCCATTCTCGCTTTGTGGATGGCAATTCGGACAATGTGGGCATTCCTCAAGAATCCGAGGAACTTTCATTCCCTCTGCCATTGAATACGATAGCGACTGATTCCCAATAAACAATTTGCTCCCTCGAATCATCCCCGCAAGTTCCGTCCAGGTCTTTGGCATCTCCCAGGGAAGATCACACTTCACTTCTGACTGAAATGCCTGGTGCTCCTGCTTTGTTCCCACAAAGACTGCCCGACTGATCCACGGCAACAATTCATTCCACGGGAAAGAGAAGGCATGATACCGAGCAGTCCGAGATACCACAATTTCCGCCCGATGAATCACGGGAATTTCACCCACTTCAATCCAAGGCTCCCTCAGATCATATTCCACGTTAAAACTATTCAAATGAGCAACCGTCAGGAGATTGATTGACACGTTCTGTTTTCTAAACAGATCCAGATCATAGTCTACAGCACTCCCAGCCCAATCCTCGACATCCTCGATGTACGATTGTGTCCGCAGAAATTCCTGGATGCTCAACATCTCAACATCATTTACCGGGAAATGAAACCAATGATCCTTACTCCGATTGACACGCAAGATCCCACCGCCCAATGCGATTACAGCAGGGAGCGAATAAATCAGATCTCCTCTGGCACCTGAATGTTTGAACGTCTTGGTCATGGAATCTGTCTCCCAGTGACCCCCCGGAACTTTCTGATGCCAATCGGCAACTTCTCGACCTTCCTGATATTTCCTGTCCCATAGATGTCCTTGATCCCTGCCTCGACCATTGTGCCGGACATGAATGTGACGACTTTGGCGTTCTGCCTAATTGACTCCCCGATAGATCCCGAACGAGCCAGAATCTCATTCAAGAAGGCCGTCCGATAGAACCCGGTCCAGTCTGTCGAATCCGACTGAAGCCGAACCACATCTGGGTTCAGGCCAATATCAATGTTCGCAGAGTCCTTGAGGAAAGAACGCTCCGCCTCACAGGTGTCATGAATGAGCAACCAGTAAGGAAGACTCTGATTCGCTCCAGTCAAACCTCCAAATCCCTTGCCGTCCGGCGAGGTATATACGACTTTTGCCCCTTCCATCTCTGCCGTCATTTCTCCCTGATATCCTCCCACGACCGCTACAACCTTCGTCATGTCGAACTTTGCCTTGCGAATGGAGTCGAGCAGAAGTGGGAGTGTGTGCTTGGCATAGTTCACATGACTGGAAATACAGATCCCGAAGGCATCCGTCTTCATAACGACCTTCTCGTGCAATACGATCCGATCAAACCCGTGCCGAGAGATAGTCTGCGCTGATGTACCCACCGCAAATACGCCGCCATTCCGAGTTTCAAGCCCCGAGAACTCGCAGAAAAGACCCTGCTTGTCATTGAGTCTCAGTACCCCATCCACAACCTCAAAATGCCCCCGGTCAATATCCCCTCCACCACGAACCTGTGTCGTCCAGAATCTCTTGAAGAATGCTTCATTCCGGTGATTCTCGGAGAGAACGAAGGTCCCTCCATCCATATCCCGGATTGTCTGGTCACTGAATGGCAATGTGAAGTTCATGGTCTATCCTCCTTACACCCGAAACTTGGATTATACATCCAATCGGGATTGATGACATAGAGAAACAGCGTCTCAACCGTGAGGTGGCGCAGATACTCCCATCACCAGTTGATTCGCCATCTGATAACTCTCGTGCGTGCCTGCGTCCGTCCACCAGCCATCCAGATGGACGAAACTCAGCAGTCTTGATTTCACGTAGCAGTTATTGACATCCGTGATCTCCAATTCGCCCCGCCGACTTGGTTTGCACTTCCGAATAATCTGGAAGACCCTGTGATCATAGAAGTAGATGCCGGTCACAGCATGGTTGCTCTCCGGGTTCTTCGGCTTCTCCTCGATCTTCGTGATCCTCATCCTCCGAGGAACACTTGTTGTGTCAACATCAGTAGTTGCCACGCCGAACCGTTGAGGATCATTGACATCCTTTAATACAACCATAGCACCGCAGAAACCCTGCAATGCATACTCCTCGACCAACGGACTCATGCTTGACTCGAAGATATTGTCCCCCAGAAGGACGCACATCGGCTCACCATGACTGACAAACCCTTCCGCCAAAGCAAGTGCCTGGGCAATCCCTCCCGCCGCCTCCTGCACTCGATATGTGACCCGACACCCAAAGTCCTTCCCACTCCCAAGAAACTCCGCTATACCACCGAGATGCTCACCTCCTGTGACCACCAGAATGTCTTCCAATCGTGCATCAACCATCTTCTCGACGCAGTGCTGAAGCATCGGCTTTCCACCCACCGGTAGTAAATGCTTATTGACAGCACGAGTAAGAGGAAGTAATCGAGTTCCTTGTCCCCCGGCTAAGATAACTCCTTTCACGCTGCCCTCCTTAGTGATTGATATGTGTCATACTTCCTGTTCATCCGATACCCTCCGTCCGCATACAACAACTCCATAATGCGAGGCACCTGCTTATTCCCAACATACCTCAACATAAAATGATTCCGACTACGCTTCTGTCTGTAAAGTTTGGTCCTACCAAGTCCAAGAAGTCCAATCAATCGAGACTGAACCCTTCGCATCAACTCCTTAGTCCCAACTATCTGAAACACCATTTGACCCGTGGAATACCGTGTGATCGTCCCATCTGCCTCGAAAAGTCCTCTGATGAACGCACGATGAATAACATTCGGGCAACCCTCAAGAATAGACGGGTAAGTTTCCCTCTGACTCTTTCTCGGATGAACACCGATCTCAATGAGCCAGTTTGCCAGACTTTTTCTCCGAATACTCAAGGACGCCCTCCGATACCACTTCCCAGTCTTCTTTAGAAATACAACTCCACTCTTGATCGGTCCTCCAAATCCGAATACCTCCCTCACTTTGTGAAGAACATCTGCATCCCTCTCGGATAAAAGAATCTCCAACCCCTCAGTCCTGACATTCCCATCCCCCACTACCCATCCAAGAACCCAGGCCAAATCTTCATCCATTCTCTGCGTCCTAGAATCATCAAACGCATATTTGACCCTCGATCCGGCGATCTTCCAAGTCCGATCTTTCCTCTCAATTCCCAGTTTCCTCATCCAATAGGAAATCATCCCTTGAGAAATGCCCATTTGAACGGCAATCTCCGACTGCGACATCCCCCTGTTGTGATACAGGTCATAAATATTTTCTTTGTTCATAACGATCCCTCCTACCTCTAGGAGAAATATCAAAGAATTATTGCTTATTGACTGCCTTGGTCAGCGGCAACAATCGAGTCCCATTCCCACCCGCCAGAATCACGCCCTTCATATGACCTCCTATGCCCAATTCTTACAGAATAGGCTTCCATGAGTTTCCAAAAACACCCTGGCCGTACGATACAACATATCCATCTTGACCTGAGCCACACGCTCCTCCTGGTCAAACCTGAAGACATGGGAGTTTCCAGGATTCAACATCCACTCGGCTCCGTTCTCATTGTACACCCGTCGCCTGGCTTTAGAGAAATACGCAACCTGACCAACGTTCAGTCCCCGGCTTTCCCTCGAAGCACCGACATGATGATACATCATATCCCCAAAAATCAAAGACTCGTGACGATTCACCTCCGGATCGAAGTCGTCATCCGGCAAAGGCCCCCTGGTTGGCTTCCATCCCACCATCCTCATCCCGGCTTCGTGCGCCTTGAGACAGAACCCATGATTGGTGTCATCACCATCCATATCTGCAAATTTCCAACCCCGATCACGCATCAGGCTCGTACGAATGAGTTGACAGGCTGGCTGCGTGTTGTTCCAGCAGTGATGATTCCGAATCCGCCACTCCAGGGTGTTCTTCTCGACTGTTTCAGGAGCCGGAATCCACGGCCACAGAATCCCGGAAGCCGCTACATCGTCCGCCTGCATGTCAATCAACGCCTTCAACCAGCCATCAGCCACCGGGAAACAATCCGAGTCCAGAGTCAGGAAGAACTCGGTATCCACCAGTTCCATTGCCCGATCCAGCAACATCCCGTGCTGTCCGCTCCCCGTCTTGGGTGTCCCAACATCAAGACAGACCACCTCATTCCCATCCTCCCAATCCTCAACGTACCTCGTTGCCAATTCGTCCTTCACGTCCGTAATGATACGAAGATGATATGGAATCCCAGGATCATGACGAACCAGCGACCGCAAAGCCACCCGTAACATATTCTCCGCACCAGATACAAAGACCATGTGAATCGTTACCATCTGACCCTCTTCTCATTCCAAACCAGGATACATCCTGTTGGGACACGACTCCAAAGCACAGATTCAAGCAGTCGTCTCCGAGATAGGTTTGGATACCACCCTTCTCGTATCGCCTCCAGATGAACCATTAACAGGGATGTTGGAGCCTTCTTGATCCACTCCTTGAAAACCTCTGTTCTAGTCATCATGTCTTGCTCATCGTCTTCGCACCAAACAAACGATCCATCTTCTCTGCCGCAACCGCTTCTTCCCGGTCGAACTTGAACCGATATGAGAACTCGTCAGAGAGTAGAAATTCCGCTTCCCGGCGCATTGTCAACTCAGTCCCAACCCATCCATAGGCTTCCGCCATCAATGGCTTATCCCCACCCGTGGCAATCCGTGTGAATCCACCATGATGATACACCGCATCTCCGAAGATCAGGCAGACATAGCGATTGAATTCCGGGTCAGACCCGTCCTTGGGCTTGGCACACCGAGTCACCTTGTACCCGTCCACCTTCCATCCTCGTTTCCTGGCCTCTAGCGGGATCAACAGGCCCGTGTCATCACCCCCTGCAAATGTGACGCCTAACTCCTTCAAGTCCTCTACACGGATCATCTGGCAGGCAACGTGAGTGGTTTCCCAGCAATGTTGTGATCGTACCCGCCATTCGATCTTCTTGTGATCCATATCGGCCGGCGGCGGAGACCAGGGATGGAGGATACCCGCAACCCTGGCCCCATTATCCATCATCCCTTCCAAATCATCCAGCCAGCCGTCCGCAACCGGGAAACAGTCAGAATCCATCGTCAGCAGAAACTCTGTAGTAACCGGATTGGATGCTAGAAAGGCGTCCAACATCGCCCCGTGAATCCTCGCCGGTGAGACTGCTGATAACCGAACTTCTGTCACCGATGTCGGCTCGTTCGCCGCCTTCACCATATCCCGGACATTGTGAGTCGGTATTAGAACTTCCAATGCCTCACAAGTAGACGGATCGTCCGCCGTTACAACGACGATCTTGAAATCAGACTTGGTGTAGGCAAACACCGAAGCCAACCATATTTTCAACATCTCCTTCGTGCCAGCCTTGTAACAGACCGCAATTGTCACCCTGGGATCGCTCATGGCCTTCTCCGTTCCTTCCTGATGGTGTGCTTGTCCAACCAATCCTTCTCCATCGCTTCCTTCCACCTACGCCCCAGAATCGACAGATCAAATCCGGCAGGTTCCAACCCAAGATGTCTTCCAACTCGTTGCGCCATCTCTGCATCCATCTGATCCTGATGTACCCAGGTCGCCCCTTCTGAAAGCAATCGAGGAAGATGAGAAATACACTCATTATAGACCGTATCTGGTTCTTTCTGGCATCTTTCCGAGACCATATCCCGACGATTCTGCCAGCCACCAATCTGAGATCTTCGTTCTCTCAGACAAACGACAATCTTGGCAGGGCGAATAGCCCGTGCGAACATCCAGTTGTTCATCACCCACGGCTGTTTGAGCAATATCCGTTTCGGATAGTTATCCCGAAGCAACTCGTCGATGGATCGCCAGTCTGGTTCACCCATCTCCATCCGAATCAGGTCCGTCTCACAAACCTGCCAACATCCTCCCCCAATCACCAGTTTTACTTCAGGGTGACTGCCGAGAAATGCGGCCGTTACGGATGTTCCACTTCTGGCCATCCCAGTGACGACAATCAACCGACGATACGGGGAAAGTTCTCCTGACAACTCTCGTTGCAGGTCCATCTTCTCCCTGTATCGCCGGATCGCCTCGTGCCAACGGCTCACGAGAATATCACATCTCGACAACACCTGTGCCTCCATGACGGGGCATCGCCACGGCACTTTTCTTCTGGCATTGAGCCAAAGATGTTGCCCTTTGATCTGCCGGAACGACAGTCGTGATACCATCCCGAATGTCCTTCAGAATGTGATCTTCCGAATCAATGATAGTCAGACCTTCCCTGGCACTGGGGCCAGAGCCTCCCAACATGACGACCTTCACGCCGTCAAGGAAGTTTTCCCGACCCCTCTCCGGAGCCTTCAGTCCAACCTCCAAGACTTCCCATATGACAGTTCCGAATGTGTCATTCACCGTCTTCGTCTTACACCGCAGCAACATTCCCTTCTCAATCATCGACTTTCTCCCTTGTTGTTGTGTTACCCTTTTCTGAGAACCTTTGGCTGTCCCCGATCATTGAAGAACCGAGTCCCGCCATCACCGTCATCAAACCGTGCCAACGGGATCGCCCCGATAGCCCCCACCGCCTTGTAATTGTCCCGGAATAGGTCCCATCCACCCTGGAATACAAAGAACTTCATCGAATCGATGCCATCCGTCATCGTAACGATATGCATCGAATTTCCCGCCTTGGAAATGTGATGATCGATTGACGTAATCTCGCCAAAGACCAGCACCTTCTTCTTTGTCGGGTCGATTTCGTTGATGAGATACCATCCCTCCTTGCGAATCGTCTCCTCGTATTGCTTGAACAGAACCTGCCGAGACAGACACATCCCGATCACTTCAAACTCTGCCCTCTGCCATTCTTCATCTGTCCGATCATCCGGGGGAAGGTCCTTCTTCTTCTTTGCCTTCTTCGCTTCTGCCTCTGCCGCCGCCGCATCCTCTGGAGAAAGCGATTCTGTCGACTCCTCTTCCTCGACGACTGGCTCAACGACCGTTTCCTTCACGGGCAACTTCTTTTTCTTCTGACGCAGACGCCAGTACTCCATCGCCATCTCGTTCCGAGTCCCAAACTTGTCGAACGCTCCAGCCGCAATAAGACTCTCCACGACCTTGCGATTCGGCCTGCGAGCAGTAGCCTTTTTCCCCTTCGCTTGCTTGGCGATTTCTTCAACAACCAGTTTCTTGAACTCCTCGTCGCTCTCCGGAGTCCCATTCGGTTCATCCGCCTCATCGATGGGTGCCGGTTCCTCCGATGCCTCCACCTCTGGTTTCTCTTCCACCTCGTCCTTGGGTTCAACCTTCACCCGATCATAGAAATCCTGCATGCTCGTGAATGGCTGGAATGATTCGATGAGTTTTGCCGCCGATGCGACACCCTTAACATGTCCCAGGGCAAAGCGGATGGAGTTTCCCTCAACCTTGAACTCATCTCCACTCAGATTGATGTCCGGACCCAGAACCGGGATCTCTCTCCTTCTGGCATAGTTGAGATAATCCGCAAGGATGTTGTCAGATCCATTCTTCTTCTTCCCCAACTTCGTGTTGTTGACGAGAGCCGCTATGAACTGAATCGGGAAGTTGTGCTTCAGCCACAATTCAACCGTCGTAATCGCTCCATACGTGACCGCATGTGCCTTACAGAATCCATACCCTGCGAATGTCTCAATCTGCTCCCAGATCAGTTCCACTTCCTGCTTCGTGATTTCCCCAGCATCAATGTGAGACTGTGCTCCTGAAACAAACCTCTCCCGAATCGAATCCATCAGTTCCTTGATCTTCTTGCCAGCCGCCTTCCTCAATTTGTTGGCTTCGGGTGCCGTAAACCCAGAAAGCACCCGAGACAGCCGCATCACATCTTCCTGGAAGACCAGAATTCCATACGTTTCCCGGAGAGCCGTCCGGATGAACTCTGGAGCCTCATAAGGCTCGCCATGCTTCCTTGCCGCAAATGCGAAAGGTGCCTTTTCCGTCCCGATCATCGCATCCATCGGTCCAGGACGAATTAGAGATGTCACGATGGCGATATCCATCAGTGACTCCATTCCAACCTTATCCGCAATCGGCTTCGTGACCGGATTCTCGAACTGGAAGATTCCAACCAGATCCTTCTTGGACCCCAGTAAAATTGCTTCTCGGTCACTGATCGGGATATCAGCCCGTGCGATATGCTGTCCCGTCGTCTGTTCAATCAACTTCACACAATCTGAGATAATCGGAAGGTTGTTGAGACCAAGAAGGTCATACTTCACCAGTCCAACCGCACTCAACTCCTGCACGCTTCCGGATTCACCCCAGGTTGAAACAATCTGACCGTTCTTATCCCGGCAGACCGGGATTCGATCTTGTAGATCCAAGTCAGAGATGATGACTCCTCCAGCATGAGTCCCCATATTCTTGACCTGATTCCTCAGAATCTCCGCATGCCTGCGAACTTCCGGGTGAGCCTCAAAATACGCCTTCAATTCTGGATAGTGCTCACAGATGTCGTCAAAATCCATCTGATCTACCTTCTGCTCTTCCCCAGTCTCATCCTCAAATGCTCGCAGGGGTTCAATCCTCTTTGTCACCGCATTCGCCTCGGCGGTATTCTCTCCGAGTGCTCTCGCCACATCCAGAATGACAGCACGAGTCTTGTAAGTCGCATAGGTGCCAATAGAACACACCTTGTTAGCCCCGAAAATCTCCACGATGTGTGCCTTCACCCAATCCCTGATCCTGGGATCAAAATCTGTGTCAATATCCGGGCAATCTCCGCTCACAACTACATCTGTTGCACATTCTCGTTTTTCCTTGACCGGATCAACCGATGAAAGTCCAGTCAGAAATAAAACTAGACTGTTTGACTTGTTTGTTGATACCGGATAACCGTCACGACCAATCTTCTCAAGAATCTGACCAGCACGATCTTCTGATTTGTACCTATTCCAGGCATCCAAATCCTCCATCTCTTTCTGCAATCGATTGATATAATGAGAGTCTAAGGATAAACCTAGACTATACAAGCGATCCCGACAGATTTTTTCAATTTCCGATGTTGACGACATTGCCATTCCTCTTCATGCTTTTCCAGTAACATTGCCTTGAACAGTATTTACCACCAACAACTGTGGCAAACAAACAACCACAAGAACCACAAACAACATCCCGTTTTATTCTCTTGTGCCAACCATGTGCTTTTGACCATTTGTTCTGATTAGCACACGCTATCGAGCAATAAGTTCCACCACGAGACCTGGACTTTCGATGCAGAAATTTCTTACCACATACGCACACTCTATTCTCATATACGGCAGGATCAACCATTCCGAAAATAGGGCCTTTGTTGTCTTCCCATCCTGTGATGCTACTCCGAAGATGACCCCATTCTCGAATAAACTCGTCCTCATAAATCACCCTCAGATTAAACCCGTGCCTTCTTGATGCCATAATAGGTTTTGATAAACTCCTACCACGAAATCCTCGAAGCTCAACAAAACTTTTCCATTCTTCAACCCAAAAATCTGGCGTGTAAAATCCCAACGGAGTTTCAAAACACGATTGCTCATACTTCCACAACCATCCGTTTTTTTGACACACTCTCGCAAAGTTCGCCTCCAATGATGACCTAAACGTCTGTCCAAGGTCTTCCCTATAACCATAATTCCCTCGACAATGACTACGAATCAGTCCCAAACTTTGTGCTTGATATTGACACCGATGAGAACAATAAGTCTTATCCTTATTGTGTGCCGTCCTTGAAAAAACATTTCCACAAATCGGACACTTCACCTACTCCATGCTTCTTCCTTTCCAATACCTCTGATAACACACTTGGGAGCAAAATTTCCTCTCTGCTTGCCACTCGTCACTGAAAATTCAACACCACAAGTCCGACACCTGACCACCCTCCTGGTGAGATTGCTCCTTGCAATGCCAGAACATTTTCTCGAACAAGTCTTCCTCGTTTTCGACAAACACTTCGGAATCTCCATCGCCGTTCCACACACAATGCAACTCTTTTTCATTCTGTCCCCAGTTCCGTGTCAAACATCCTACATCAATAGACAGAATATCAAAGAATTGTTATAGCTCAAACGTGCATGCTCTCACGCCCGATCTTGACTCGTCCAAAAATCTCTCAAACAAGAGTTCATACTTGATGGGATCAATCTCCGTCAATCCAAGACAATATGACACCAATGATCCGGCAGCCGATCCACGACCGTATCCTATGGCCCATTCCCCCCACTTCGCAATGGTGTCCGAAATGATCCTCTCCATCACAAGGAAGTAATCACCCCATCCCATCCTGGTTATGGCCTCGAACTCTGACTTGATCCGAGCAAGATATTCGCCACGATTCTCCTTCTTGATGAACCCACGAGCCGCAAACCCCTCATTGACCTTCTTCCTCAGAACTTCCTTTCCATTCTCATAGAGTTTGGGCAACTTGATCTTAGAGTCCAGTTTGATGTCAGCCGTACCCCTGGAAATCTTCAATGTGTTGGCCATCGCCTCGACGAACACTTCCTCAGTGAACACATCGTCCTTGAATGGTGTGTGCTGATTCCCCTGTTCATCTGTAAACCCATTCTCGAAGACCTGCCGCATAGCAGCCGCATCCCGATAATACATATTCCGGACATCGAAACTCCACACGTCATCTTTCTCACGCTTATCCATGAGAGTCTTTGACTGGCGCAGACACATCAAGATGTCGTGACTTTCAGCGTACTCCGGGTCCAGATAGTGACTATCACAAGCGAGGACCAAAGGCGCTCCCACCGAACGTGCAAACTGAATCAGACGACGATTGGCTTCCTTCTGATCATCATGCTCGATGATCTGAATCTCGATATAGAAGGCGTCAAATACCCGACTATAGAACTCCCAAGCCTCCTTGGCCTCCGCCTCCTTCCCTGCCATGAGCAACTGGGGCAACTCTCCCGTCATGCAAGCCGAAGATGCGACGATCCCCTTACCCCACTTCTCCAATGCCTCCCGGTTGGTCCTGGGCGTGTAGTAGAAGCCATGAAGTTGTGCATCATTGTGAATGCGAATGATGTTGTAGAAGCCTTCCATCGTATTGGCAAGCAGAACGAGGTGATTGGCCGAACGATGAGCCTTCTTCTTCTCGGGATCGTCTCCCCGATAATCGGAGAAGTAGGCTTCCATTCCGAAGATGGCCTTGATGCCCGCCTTCTTGCAGGCGTTGTACTGCTTGATCCACCCACCCACACTGCCGTGATTCGTGATGGAGCAGAACGACCGCCTCTGAGCCTTCAAGAGTCCAATCAATCCCGTCCACTTCTTCGTCTTCAGGTCAAACTTCCCAACGACACCCAGGCCATCCTTGATGCTGAATTCGTCATGATGATGAAGTCCAACGAAAGTGTCGGCCACTGCGGCATTGACCCGATCCCTGAACGCCGCCAATCCTGAATATCCAGTCTCCTTGGTGACTACAGGGTACTTCCTGGACAACTGACAATCAACCTGGATGACGATCTTGGCGTCGGCGACAGCGATCTCTGCAAATGCTTCCACCGTCTTCTTCGGCCAAGTCAGGGCCACCTCGGATGAGGCTAAACCCAATTCCGCCAAAACAGGTCCTATGTCGTGCTTCTTGTCAGGCACAACCAATAGAATGTTCTTCTCTGATGAAATTCGATCATCAGGGGGCGTTGCAGACGCTTCGTAGAAATCCGTGAGATTGCTCATACTTATCCCTTGGAACTCGATAAGCCTTGTCGCTTCGGAAGACCGGAACGATAGGCCCATGAATCACTTCTTCCTGATCTGACACAAAGACAAATCCCCGCCCCGAGAATGTCTTGTAGAACCGCATGAAGGTGCTGACTCCCGGCATATAGTCGGTTGCCACAAACACATCCGAAAACTTCTCATTATACCCAGATTCCCAATGGAGTGTTTCTGAAACTTCCATCTGAACAGGAACCGAAGTCGCTACATAGTTCTTGGACGAAATGGGAGTCTCCGGGAAGTACTTATCTACCTCCGCAACCCGGACAATCATCCGACATCCTGGTTTCCAGTCCTTATGCAGTGTCTTGCCGTAGAATGAAGACACCCCAATGACATTCCGCTTCATCTCGTTTACGACGGGCAAACCGCTCATTACGATTTCGGCCATTCTCCCCATCGAGTCACCATCCAGAGAAGGGTCAAATTCCCTGAATTCTGCATTCAGAGGCTCATTGTTCTCTCCTGAAAATAACACCTGATACGGACGATACGGCCGTTTCCCAACAAATCGTGCCAACGCACCGAATGCGGCTAGTTCCTCCACCAAAGGACAAGCATACATTCTCGAATTGGGGAACGAAGCACACACCTTTGCCATTTGCTCCGATGACTGCACGATCTTCCCACAGATACAGATCGGCATCCGAGAAGTCATCTTCTTGAGATCCCCAGTATCAATCTCCTTCCCTTTCCACATTCCGACTCGAAGATCCGTCCCGAATAGATAGTAGTGATGATCCTTGCCGTCAGAATGAAGAAGAATGAAGTCCCCAGTCCATCCTGACATGAAAGCACATCCGACCATCTCATCTTCTATTTGGTCATCCGAGATGATGACCCCAGATCGATCCGGAACGCTCTCGGGTCGGCCCTCATACTGGAAGTCAAACTCCCAGGAGAACATCGCTCCCGATCTCTGATCGTAGCCGTACTTCTTCATGCCTGTGCCAAACACCCAGCAATCGAATTGTAAATCTCACCCTGCTGCTTCTTGGCCGTCTGTCCCATCCCGACTACCGCTTTCGCCAAGGTCTCACAGATCAAGATGGCGTTCCGTCCCGTGATGTTCTTGTAGGTCTGATCGTACCTACCAACCGCCGCCAACACATTCGCCGTCAAATGCTGATCCGGGTCAAATCCAGGCATCTTCTTGATTGCCGATACGAAAGCATTCAGGAACACAACAGATTCCTTCAACCCATCATCGAAATCCTTCCGGCTCATCTCCTTGGACCAGAGAAGTGCTTCTCCCCAGAAAACCTCGATATTGCTGACCGTCACGATGCCTCCGTCTGGCCGAGAAGACCTCTCGGAGAGTTTGAAGTTCAACTTGGCAGGATATCCACGCTCAATGACGCTGTAAACGCAGTATTTCCCGATGTTTGGTTTGAGGTTGGCCAACCGTGCATAGAGTTTGTCCTGGTCTGCCGCAGAATCCCCTCCTACAGCCCTCAGAATCGCATATGAAGCCCTCTCCAATGCCTTGACAGGGCGAGAGTCATTGGCGACCGCTGTAGCCTCCCTGGCGGCCTTCAACGTCAAATGCTCCAGATATACCGGGACTTCCAGATTCGTCCCATAGACAATGGCCAGAAATGCCAACCGATGCCGTCCACTGACGCACTCATACCGACCATCCATGAGATCCTTGTGTACATGAATGGGAGTCCACATCTTCTGAGCCTTGAAAATCTCAGTCCCGACGACCAACACCCGATTCTTGACGATCTCATCTCGATTGAGTCTGTTCCCGACTTGACACTCTTGTGCCAGTTCTGCCAGAAGAGGATCAGATTGCTTATCACTGGACAAAAACCCGATCTCGGAGATGGCAATGCGAGGCCCTGTCTTACCTTCCAGAACTCTTTCAATCAGCGGTGGTTTAACCATTCCCGACCGCCTGAGCATTACTCGAAGTGCCTTCTGACGAAGCGTCTTCTTGATCCGTGGACCTTTCTTCAGAATTGCCACGAAATCCGGGGGAACTTCCTTCCCGAGCAGATCGTCACCAAGTCCGTGGAATTCGTCATCCTCGACCAACAATGCATTGCCATGTTCGTCATTCATATTCCCAGCCTCCGCTAACTCGAAACCGTACGCTTCGAGGCTAGATAATCCAGAGTCGCCGGACGCAAGCCAGCCTTTTTCCCAGCCTTCTGTACTAGATCATGAACATCCGTGGCTTCCGCCTCAAACTGGAGAAGTTCCGTCGTAAACGCTGACTGCCCACCATCACCATCCTTGGCCACTTCGGCGATACTCTCTCCAAACACTTCCGAGCCAGCCCGGCCACACTTCAACTTGCGAATCTCGATTTGAGGTGGCTGTCCCTTTTCAATGGTGATGATGGCAACCTGCGGCCATCGATGAGCATCAGCCGTCGATCTCCTGGCCAAACTGCCAGGATTGCAAAACCAGGTGTTGTCAACCACGTGAGTCGGATATCCGTCATGAAGATCACCAGATACTATCAGGTCATACCCCGTGTTGTGGAGGGTGTTTGTGTTAATCATCTCAAAGGGTGCCGCCGTACAGGTGATTAACTCGTGACAAACCATGATATTGACTTTGTCTGCATTCAGTGGCCTCTCCAACACCTCCGACATTTTATCCGGCTCGTGCTTCCCATGAAGAACCACTCCTGCCACCTCTATTGGTTCCCAGAGGATGGTCATCCGCCCACATCTCCTGACAAAGAAAGCCAAAGTGGATGACGGATACGTTCCCAGGTTGTGTCCATAGATGTCATGTTCTCCGACAACAGCATAGGTCTGAAGTTTTGACCCACAAACGATATCCATGGAGTCGGCGATGATCTCGTAATTGAAGATCCGATAGTAGTTAAACCAGTCCCCACCAAAGGTCACAAAGTCACATCCCATCTCCTCAGCGATGGCATAGACTTCCCGCTGTTTCTCAATGAGAGCACGAGGGAAATCATCAATCCGATGCCGAGGATTCTCCCCGGCCAGATGTTGATCCGTGAAATGCAGGAATCGTGTCATGTTTCATTATACCCACCCGGAATGGATTCTGAGGAAAAATCTTCTCTTTATGTTGGTTCCGGTACGGGTCCAGTCTTCAGTACATGACCAATCTTCTTGGCTATCGTTGACACGATTGCAATCGCAAAATGAATAGTTGATGGTCCTGGCCACGGGAAGGATAGGCCCGTTGCCATACCAACGGCAAACGCCGCCAGCAACTTGAATCCTTCCGCACCAGAGAAGATATCAGCCAAAGAGAATGATCCAGAGAATGCCGCCAGAACCTCAGAGAGGTCAAAATCGAAATCTGGATCACCGATAAATGCCTCGTTATACCACATATACAACAACATTGCCCCGAGCACGACTCCACCAATCCTCTTCACATTCGGATGATCTCGAAGAAAATCGTCCAACTTCGTCAACTCCTCCTCCGTCCACTTTCCAACCCTGGATTTGTCGGCATATTCAGCAATCGCACGATAAAGTGAACGATAGGCCCCATGCCCGACTTTCAACATCTTCCAAAGGCCAGCCAAACTCCATCCCACCAACTTGAACATCTTGACAATGCGAGAATCCTTGAACATCAGAATGATGCTCTCGATAGTCTTCCCGGATGCAAATGCCAAATTGAAGAAGAATCCTTCATTCACGCCGGCGATCTCATCTCTTGCTTTCCGATATTCCATCGCCAGATAGGACTGTCCAGCAACCTTGGAAACACGCATGAGATGATCATAATGACCAAACAGGATCTGAGATGGATGCAATCCGCCTAGAACCTGAGAGGACACCACGATCCTATCAGCCATAGCAACACGATTCATGACTTACCAGGAGTCTCAAACGTTGCAGGTTTGTCGTTGTGTGATCCGACAACGGAACCACTGCCAGGAATCGCCCGCTTTGAACTGGTGGTGACGCCGCCAGTATTGCCTTGCCCCTGAAGGTCTAACGCAGGGATAGACTTCGTCAAGCCAGTCTGAATAGCCTTCCCGTCAAACCAGGCAAAACGTTCAGCGGAATGATCTGCCATCTGTTCGATATCGGCTTGTTGCTTGTCTGTGACATTCTTTCGATACATGGCACTCTCCTCAGGGTAGCCCCTACCCAAGAGCCAAATATCAAAGAATTATGACTACCGATGGATCAGTTTAACCCGAATGTCCTCTTCCGAGAACATGGCCGCTAACTCCACCATCCTGCCATCCCGGTCGTCTGTATTCAAAATCACGTACTCACATCCCCACTCCTGCAAGATTCCGAGTTCCGTGATGTGAATAAGATACTGATACCATGGGTTCAAAGTCCTTTTCCCCGTGTCTGCGACCTGAACATCTCTCCATGGGCACACCACCAGATGTGTGTAAACTGAGACATTCTTACGACAAGTAGCGATAATCCGTCTCAAAGCCATTGGGTCTGAATGATGCATCTCACAGACCGCATACGCCGCCAAATCCACCACGGTCCGATCCGTCACGAAGTCCTGCACCGCCTGTTGCTCGATGGTTCTCCGAAGGATCTCGTTCTGTCTCCCCGTGTTCGCCAGGAATCTCTCGATCTGAATCCCAGAACCGTAATCGTATCCATCTCTACGAAGAATGTCCTCGGTGATCGCCCTGGACTTCAGATTGGGAATACCCAACCTAGCCGAAATGACTTCGGCCACTGATGACTTACCAGTACCGGCACATCCCACGATTCCGATTCTGATGTTTTTCACGATCCCACCTTCCTGAAAATCATAGCCACGTCCGGCTCGCTTTCCATCACCGCTTCTATCACAAAATGATCCCCCTCGAACAACCTCAAGTATTCCCGATCCAGCCGAATTCTATCCCATCCATGCCAGTAGTCCCTTCCAACCGCACAAACCAATCCACCATCCATCGTCACCAAACTTGCAATCCGAACCGTCTTCTGCAATGCCTCAACGTACGCATTCCATTCACGGATCAATGACAAGTCCCGATCATCCTCCGATAGTGGCGCTGTACCGAAGTACGGCGGATGAAAGAATACACCACCGACTATTCCCCCTGGCCCCGTGACCGTCGAATCTTCTTTCCTCACCCTTTCATCACAAGGCATCAGATCGAATGAGATCAAGGTTAGACCGATCCCGTGTGCGAAATCCTGATTCTTGCTCCTGCCCGTATGTCCAGCAAACGGCTCCCATATTACCGCAGGAAGACTGTCGTTTTCAAGAACTGATCCGACAAACTCCTCAAATAATTCCGGATTAGACTCTGCCTTGTTGATGTTGTAGTTGAATCCTTCCGGAACAATCAATGATTTCCGTCTCAAACTGATATATGTTCCAACGCTCATGCCAATAGTCTCACATCCCTCAGCAGACTCATGAACCCCAGTTCGATAAACTTCGCATAGAGAACCTTCGGGTCTTTGGGAAGACTTCTTGGCATCGGTACATACGGAATCTCGTCCATCTGCTTCAGCGACCTCGCCAGTTCAACCCTGGGAACGCTATCCAGAAGAATTTGTTCCTTCTTGGATCGCTTGTCCTTGGCCTGTACCGCCGCCAAAATGGCCTCGACTGTTCCATACTCACGGACATAGTCGCACGCCGTCTTTGGACCCCATCCGTCCACGCCAAAGATGTTGTCTCCCTTGTCTCCCATCAAGGCTCCCACCGTGACCCACAATGTCGGCGAGAAATTGAACTCCATCTGAAACCGTTCCGCTGTCCAAGTTTCATCCTTCATGGCGTCGAAAATCATCACCTCGGGTCCCATTCCCAGAACCTGATAGAAGTCCTTATCCGACGACACGACCACCGCCTGTCCGCCCCATTTCTTTGCGTACTTGCAGTAGGTATAGATCAGATCGTCGGCTTCTGTCCCGTCCACGATGGCCTGAGAGCACCGAATCAACGGGAGAGCCTCATCTCTCAATTGATCCATTTGGGTGTTGAGAGATTCCAACTCCTCCAACCTCTTTGGATCGGCTTCCTCCTTTGCCTTTTCCCGAGGCTCCTTGTAGGCAGATGGGACTATGCCCGCCGCTACGCCCTTGAGCGATTCGGCTTTCCGACGAGCATAGCCACGATCCCAGGCTACCACCAGGAAGTGTTCCGGGAACTTCTTGCGAAGAAAGATCAGTTGCCTGAAGAATCCATACAAGACTCCCGTGTACCTCCCCTTGTGTTGAAGGTCCTGATGTGTCCAGAAAACTCGATGGCTCATGTTATTGCCATCGATCAGGAGCAATTTTGGGCCGCTATGCATCCGCAACCTCTGCCCCTTCTTCCGGAGTATCCACCGCATCCGGGTCCGCCCCTGCATTCGGGTCTTGAACCTCGACATCAGCGGCGATCTTCGCCTTCACTCCGGCTTCCTTCGCCTTCGTAATGTCGTCGGATATCTTCTTAACCACGTCTGGATTCTTCCGCAAGAAATCCAAAGAGATGGCCCGACCTTGTCCGATCTGTTCGGAACCATACGCAAACCATGCACCACGCTTTTTGACGATCTCCATCGCAATGGCCATGTCCAGAATCCCCGCAAGCGTATCGATGCCATGACCGAACGAGATGCAGAACTCGGCCGTCCTGAATGGCGGCGCTGTCTTGTTCTTCTTCACATCGATCTTGTTTCTGGACGACACGATCACGTCCACGCCACCAACCTTCTCCTTGACCTTCCCAATGGCACGGATGTGAATGCGAATCGATGCGTAATGACGCAAGGCCCGACCTGCCGGTGTCGTCGTCTTGTCACCGTACATGATTCCGATCTTCTCTCGAATCTGATTTGTCCAGAACACCGTAGCCAGCCTCTTCCCGGCTTCTGCCGCCAGTTGACGAAGAGCCTGAGACATCAGACGAGCCTGTTCTCCGACATGCGTGTCTCCAATATCTCCTTCCAACTCCGCCTTCGTGGTCAAGGCAGCCACCGAGTCCACCACAATGCACATCACTCCGTTCTGGATGAGCAACTTGAGGATGTTCAACGCCTGTTCGCCAGAATCCGGCTGATGCACGATGAGGTACTTGGTGTCCACCCCCAACTTGACAGCATACGACTCGTCGAACGAGAATTCCGTATCAATGAGTGCGCAGTCCTCATTGGGATACTTCTTCTGGTGTTCCGCAATCGCATGCAGAATTGCCGTCGTCTTACCACCAGACTCCGGACCATAGATCTCGACGAATCTTCCCTTGGGATATCCACCACCCAGGGCATCATCAAACCCGACATCACCTGTTGAAAACCGTTCGATGTCGATGGCGTCCCGTGATCCCAGCCACGTAACCGCATCCTTGTTTTCCCCACCGAATGCGCTCTTGTTGATGGCTCCACAGATTTTGCTCAACCGTTCTTCTCGTTCTGCTTGTGTATCCTTGGTCTTGGCCATAAATCCTCCGGAATGAAAACAGGGGGGAGAAGGCTAGTCGCCCAACCTCTCCCCCTCTTAGTTATCTGCCCTGTTGGCACATTGTGTCTGGTTTCAATTCACTCGCCCACTCTTGGCGAGACATTTTTCCTTGAACTGACACTGCTGGCACTCGGAATGACTCGGATCGATAGTCCCGAAACACACGAACTCCTCTGGACGTATGTTTGCGGGATCAATGACCTCGTCCTTCGTAGTCGCATCGTCTGAAGATGCAGTTTCCGTGATTTCCGGAACTGCACTGCTTTCAGCGACTACTTTTTTTTTGCGCCTGTGCCGTCGAGAATGCCGTCACCGTCACCATCGTCTCCGATCACATCAACAGGCTCTTCCGCCGGTGCCGCCGTCTTCTTCGTGAGACGATCCAACACAGAGGAAGGAACCTTGGTGGCGACCGGAGCCGCAGGTTTGGTTTGAGGCGTAGACGCCCGAGGTGCCTGGGGTGCCGCCTGAGTCACTGCCGGCTTGACCACAGATGGTGCCGCCTTCGGAGCAGGAGCAGAAGCAGGTGCGGGAGCAGGTTCGGACACTTCAGCGACGGCCTCTTCCACTGCCGCCTCAACCGATGCATCATCCGTTGCCGATTCCTGCACGTTGACCGTGATGATCTCCAGGAGATCCTCATGCAGTGCGTCCACGATCCTTTCCGCATCGACCTGCTTGCCGCAACGAACCTTCAGATCGTGCAGTCCCATCTTCCGCTCTTCCGCCGTGAAAGGCGTCACCTTCAGTGAGGTTCCCTCGATCACCGCACGAGCCGAGTATGTGGTCCTCGAACCCTTGGAGTCACGAACGACCTCGATGTCGATTCCACGATCAGCGTCATTGATGTCGTAGCCGACCTGCTTGAAGATGCCGAAGATGTCATTGGCGGCTTCCGGACCGACCGACGCAATCTTGAATCCAATCACCTTCTCCTCCTTGCCATTGTCCTGAATGACAACGAAAGGATCATCCCGGTCGATGATGTTCCACTTGAGGACGGTAGTCGCCCTGGTGGCCGCACGAAGAGCCTCGAAGAACTTCTTCTCTTCATCCGTGGGATTCTCGGCCAGAACCGCTCTCGCCACCGCATTCAACTTGCAGATGGGGCAGGTCTTTTCCTTCTTGGGACGCTCCAGAGCGATATCCCAGTTCAGGCAGTTGAGCACCTGTGGCATCTTCTCATCACCCTGGAATGCCGCCGCCTGACACAAACCACGATCCTT